CGCATGAAGGCCTGCAGGCCTTCGGTTACGTCGCGGATATAGGTCGAGGTAATCGCCCGGTCGACCGCCCACTTGTGCCCGTACAGGATGGCGTCCATGACGATATCCATGGTGCGCACGCGGGTCACAAACGACCACTTGGCATCACTCGACAGGGTGCGGTTGCCCCACAGGCGGAAACCGTCATCACGGATGATGGTCGCGATCTTGGCGTTGTTGAGCAGGTTGGCCCGGCAGGTTTCGTCGCCGTCCAGGTACTCGATAGCGCGCGAGGTGCCGGTGATGCCGACAAACTCCTTGTTCGACGGCGAGGCCCAAAAGCCGTATTCGCTGTCGGTGTAGGCGAACAGACCCGCCGCCCAGGCCGACGCCGGCGCATCCACGGTCTTGCTGGTTACGGTGTCCCACACCTGCACACCCGGATCGACCATGAACAGGCGCTTGGAGCCAAAGAGCCCGGCGTAGGTGGTGGCCGCTTCGTCGGTCGTGCCCGGGCCGTCGATGATGCCGATCGCCCGCAGCTTGCCGGCCAGTGCATCGATGGCGGTGGCCACCGCTTGGGTAGCGCTGTGCTTGGGCGCGATGATCAACCGCGGCTGAGCGTTGAAACGGCTTTTGCCATCGAGAAGCGCCTGCAGGCCGGTACGCTTGCCGCTAACCTGGACGCCGCCAATAATCGAGGACGTCTGCGCGGCCGCGTCGGCGGCCTTGGCCACGCCGCTGGCAACGATCACCGCTTTGGCACGGGTAAAGATCGCCTGGCAAGACTTGGTCATGGCCGAATCAGGGCCGAACGCGGCAATCGCCTCGCGATCGTTGGTGATCAGCACTAGGTCGCCGGCCTTAGCGGTGGCGTTCGCGCCCTCGGTGAAGGTGTCGACCAAGCCAATCATCGAAGAAGAAGGCAGCGCGATGTTGCGCGCGCCGGTGTCGACGTTCGTTACGGTAACGCCGTGAAAGAAACCAGATGCGGCCATGTGAAACTCCAGAAAGCACAAGGCCGCGACAGGCGCGGCCAAATGAAAACGAAAACGCCCCGACTAAGCTGGGCGACTGGTGGGGTTGTTGCGAGTCCGGTCAGAGCAACAGCGGCACCAGGCAAGCCAGCGCGAGGCAGGACACCACCGGGAACAGCAGATCAAGCCGGCAGTCTCGCGACCATGTTCGAATGTCGAGTGCGCTGTACCAGGGCAGATCGGTCAGCGTCACGCCTTGAGTCTTGGCAATGGCACGCTGGGCCTGGGTGAACTCACGACCGGCAAAGAAGGCGATGCCGGCAGCAGCGCCCACCCATTGCCCGCTGGGCACGCCCAGCAGGAAAAAGGCCAGCCACAGCACGGCCATGATCAGCACGGCGCACAGCGCGTGCTCAAAGTTGGTTCGATTCAAAGCATTTTCTCCAGGCACAAAAAAAGCCGCTTAGCGGCCTCGGGGTGCGGTTGAAAAGGGGTGGATTAAGCGGCGTTGCCGACGCCCTGGACACTGGCGCGAATGGCCGCGATCGCCGCATCAGTCAGCGCCTCGGCCGCGTCGTGAGATTGCGCCTTGAGCACTTGCTGCTTGCCCGCCAAGCGCGCGGCACGAATGGCATAGATCGCCGCTTTCCAGGCATGGGCCTCGACCAGAATGCTGTCAGTCGCGGCCTTGGCGTCCAGCCCTGCCGCGTCCATCCAGGCTTGAACAGTGGCCGGAGCTGGCCCGGCGTAATCAGCACCGGAAAAGCGCTCGGCCTCTTCTGCCGTCAGGCGGTATTCAACCGCGCGAAGCGGGTCACCCAGCACCGCGCTACGCGCCTGATCAGCGCTCTGGTCAATCTGCTGAGCAGCCACCAACAGCGCCGCCGACAAAGGCAAATCGGAAAAGTTGAAGCCCACCAAAGTGCGGCCTTCGTGATCAATGTTCAAATTCTGCTTTTGCATACCGGCTCCTTACAAGCTGCTGAGGTTGGTCATCACGTTGGAAAGCGTGGCAGGGGCAGTGCCTGACGCCACGCCACTGATATAACGCCCGCCGAAACCCGACGGGAAAGACGTACCCATCGATTCGAAAATGACCGCGCTGTTAGGCGCGCCAATGATGTAACCACCCTCAGCCGCCGCCTGAATCTCGCAAGCGCTTAGCTTGAGCGACAGCACAATGGAGCCACCATTGGAGGTGCTTTTGAACAGCGCGTTTACGAAACCGATTGGCGCCGGCGAAACGCCTGCCGAAGTCGGCATAACAAACTGGATATCCGCCGCCATCATCGCGCCGCCGTTAACCATCGAAAAGCCCGACAGATACGTACTCGTGCCATCCGATGCAGGGTAGTAGTTAGCCGTTACCTTTCGCTTGGTACCTGCAACATCACTTTGCAGCGTGAGCTGGCGGCCGTCGTTACCGATGTTTACCGACATGACATAGTCGGCCTGCAAAGACGCGATACACACACCACCGACCGGCGTATTGCTCAGCGCCTTATCGATGCTTTTCAGCGGGGCTGCAGCGCTGCCGTCATTGGTGTCGAGGCCGGTCAGCTGGTTGACAAAGAAAGTCCTCTTGGTGGCCGGAACGGCGGCAATCGCGGCGGCGACAGCCGAATCGATGCCCGCTTTCTTGGCGTTGAAATAGTCCAGCAAGAGGGTGGTTTTCGTTACCAAATCGCCAATGGTGGATTCAAGACTCATAACTCTTACACTCCGTAAGTTGTTTTAGAAAATTGATGTTGCAGGCTGATAACTGCCATCGCGTTCACCGCGATAGCGGTCAATAACCCTTCATAATCACCAGACTGGCGCGCCTCAGCCTGTCGCATGCGCGTGCTCAGGCCAGCAATCTGCCGTCCGTCTATCTCGCGCTGCTTCTCTTGGCTTTCGATTGCATCTTGCTGCTTCCCACCGCGCAGCATTTCCGCCATGCCGGCCGAAGCCTGGGCGGCCGCTTGCCCTGCGAAGCCGTCGTAATCGCTATCCTGGCGTTCCTCGGCTTGACGCATGCGATCCATCAGGCGAGCAATCTGGCGGCCTCCCAGCTGGTGCTGCTTCTCTTGGCTTTCGATTGCATCTTGCTGCTTCAAACCGCGCAGCATGTCCGCAATGCTGGCCGTCGCCAGCGTGGCCAGCTCTTCGGACAGCGTCAGGTTCAGGCCCGCCCCCGTTGAGGTGATCGTGACGCTATCCGGCGGCAACGCGGTCAGCGACAGGTCATAGGCCAACAGCAACTTGTTCTCGGCCGGCTTGTAGGCCAACACATCGGTGGGATGCGACCAGACCGCAAACAGGGTGCCGTCCGACAGCAGGTAGCCAATCTCGCGAACCCAAATGGCTTGCGGACCATCCGCCACCGCTGTGATGTGCAACAAGGTGGAACTCAGGGTTTCCCCATCAGAGATGGGGTAAACGGCCACCTGCTTGCGCAAAGCCGTTTGCGTGTTAACCGGCGTATAACCTTCGGTCCCGATCACCACATGGGTGATTTGCGCGGCCAGTCCGGTTTTGTCCTTGCGCCAAACCGCAGACAAGCCGGCCTTGGTAATAACGGGTTGTAGCTCACTCATAAAACGGCCTCCATAGTGCCCCTGACAACGATTAGGGTCTGTGCCGCGTTGGCCACCGCAAAGCTCTGTTCCGTCGCTGCTGGCACCCCTTGAAGGTCTGCGCTGTACCGGCTCACCCCGCACGCGTCGACCACGTTGGCCACACCCAGCGCCTGGTCAGCCGTATCAGGCTGCAACAGCAAAGGCTCTTGGCTACCGCGAATTACCACTTGCCCTTGGCTCGCGTTGGCCACCCCCAGCGCGTTATCGAACCGCGCACCGAGCAAGAGCGTGTAATGGCTGCGCTCGTTCTTTGTCGCGTCGACCAGGGCCTTGATGCGCTGGAACAGTTGTGGGGAAAGAATCGAACCCTCGCCCGGGCGGTTGTCGTTCGCCCAGGCCGTCAGCTCAAAGCTGTACGGCACAGCCCCCGGTATTTGCGTCCACTCCTTGTAATCTGCAGTCAACCCGACAGCCTTGAGCACACGGCGGATCGCGCCGACCGTGCCCTTGCGCTTGTGAATTGGCATCGACTGCCGAATCAGCGCCCGCTGCTGGTCTTCCGTGTCGGCGGCCTCCCAGCCTTCGACCGACATGGCCCAAGCGAGCCAGGGCAGAAAGTCGACCGGGCAACGCGCCGAGTCGGCCACCCCGCGAATAACCTCGGGATCAACCCCAAGATCGCCGGAAGTGGCCAGCGCCCTTTCCAACTGAGTGCTGTTATGCGGCAGTAGCTGACTCATGCGACCACCACCCCCTTCACGTCGACGCCGATGCAGCTCGGGTAATGGCGTTTATCGCTCAGCACATCCGCCGTGGGGGCCTTCAGAACCACGCGCCGAACACCTGAGACGTGCAGCGCGCCGTAGATCGCCGACAGGGACAGCTCCCCCTCCAGATCCCGTGCCGCCGCAATCACCGTCGCCAGTTTGGCCTTGGCCTGCGCCAGCACCAACGGCAACGACGGGCCATCCAGCACCTCCAGCTCGGCACTCACGTAATACTCATCCGGTTGCCCCAGCACACTGCGGGGGCGGTCCGTGATGGGCCTAACTTCCTCGTTGGCCACGGCCTTTTGCACAGCCGCCACCAGGGCAGTCGGATCAGCCGTAGTGCCCACAATCGGCAGAACCGCCAGCGACACGTCTCCCGGCAAGGGATTGCTCAGACCGGCAGCGTAATCGCACACCAGCACGATCGCGCCGGCCGGCAACAGCGCCCGAACCTGGGCGCTAACCTCGGCCGCCTTGAAGGTCGGAGAGTCCACCGACACGCTGGCCACGTCGCCCGAAGCCGTTAACGCGTGGTACTCATACGCACCACGGCCGCCGGCCACTGAAAGACGCTCTAGGGAAAGCCGTATGCGATACAGAAAGTCGTCGTCTTTTTCCATGACGGCCGACACCGGCGGCACCGCGTCAGGATCAGGGGGCACCAGCACCAGGCGCTGCACATCGAAGTCGGCCGCGCGGTTGTCCAGGTCGGCACCCCGGGCATAAGCCAGCAAGCTGGCCTTGGCCGCCGCATTGATCCGGGCACGGCCGAGCATTTTTTGATAGGCCGCCACCTCCAGCAGTTTGACCACCGGGTCGGACTCCAAAACTGCAGTCCACTGGTCACCCATGTGCGCTCGGAAGTCGCCGAGGATCTGCTGATACAGCGTCTCAAACTCCAGCGTCTCCACTACATCAGGCGGGGGCAGCAAAGAAAGATCGATCATGCGCTTACCTCCACTACGGCAGCATTGCCCAGGTATTCGCCGGTTAATTCCAGGCTGATCTGACCGCCGACAACGGCTGTCACACGCACCCGCTCCAGCTTCAAACGCGGCTCCCAACGACCCAGGGCGCGAGCGACCTCAGCCTGTACAGCGCTTTTCCAACCCTCGCTAACCGGTAGGTCGACGTAACGGCGAAGCTTGCTGCCGTACTCCGGCCGCATGCGCCGGCTGCCGATCGGCGTGGTCAAGATGTCCTCGATCGACTGCCGCAAATGATCAAGTCCCGTGACTGGCTGTCCGGTTGAACGATCCAGGCCAATCATGGCTAGCCTTCCACAGGCTGCAGCTCGGCATGACTGGCCAGGTACTCCAGCGCCTCGGCGTCATCGTCCTGGACCGTCACGCGGTGGCCCACAACCTTGAATTCGCGCAGCCCCTCGCCACTCGCCAGGAAGAGAGAGCGCGAGGCGTACAGGCTGTCGGCAAAGGTCACGTCCGCCGGCGCACCAGGCACAGCGGGTTTCTTGGTACTCATAAGGATTCTCCAGAAAAGACAAAGCCCGCCGAAGCGGGCTGTCAGTGCTTGTGGTTGGGCGTGTTGCCCGTCGTATCGATGATCGAGCCACCACCGTGGATATCGCCCGTTACGCGTAACGGACCATCAATCAACACCACCCCTTTCAAGGTGATGTTGGGCGCCTCGACCGTGGCGGTAGTCGTCGTGGCGGTGATCGCGCTGTCAGTCGCCACCACTTCGGTACCGCCGACCTTTACCGCCACCGTGCCGCTGGGAAGCGTGATGGTGTAGCTACTGGCCGCCCAGTCGTAGACCAGTGAGCCGCCATCATCGAAGCGCCACACCTCGACATGATCGCGATTGTCCGGCTGGGCGCCGGCATCGCCATACAACCCCGGAACAAACGTGCCCTGGGCGGGATCACCGCTTGGGCTGATTAACGCACCCTGCTCGCCCAGGCTCGGCGCACGCCAGTGTCGGGCCTTGCCGGCGGCCTGGGCATGCCAGCGCAGCCAAGCGCTGGTCCAGTTGCCGCCATCGGAAACCCTCACTTTGCCAGCCACCAAATCCACCGCCACTACGCGGCAGGGGATCACAAGACCGGCTAGCATGCGGTCATGCTCGGCGGTCGCGTAACTCATGCCATGGCCTCCGGGGATTGGTAATGGTGCTCGTTACCCGGTCCAGTGTCCGGGTCGAAAGCGACCACTAACTCGCCAGTGGCCTCCGGCCATGGCCACTCCTCCGCACCGAGATAAATGACCTGGGTCCACTCAACCACCCAAACCGCGTAACTATCCAGCTCGGGTCGGCTCCAGTCTCGTTCTGCTCGCACGAACTCGGCAAACTCAACCGCCAAGCCCCACGACTGCATACGCAGCATCACCGCCAATTGAGCCGCGACAAATGCCGCCACATGCAGGCAGTTTTCTTCCTCCGCTGCAACGATCACCCGAGCCTCGAAGCGAGCCTCAACTGCGGTTTCGCCGGTGCCTGGATCCTTGTCGGCATTTTCGAATCCAACCAGCTCAATCACGACCGCCGGAGGCGGCACAACCTCAATCCCATCGGGCATGGTCCCGACATAAAGGAGTCCAGGGATAGCGTCCCTGATGTGCTGTTCAATCGCGGCATAAACCTGACCGAGAGGAATTGGGTCATCAACCATTGCTTGTTCTCCGCAAGTACTTCTGCAGTTCAAAGTTCAACTCTTGCTCCAACACCACAAGCAACCGTTGATGAGCACGATTGGTCCATGTCTCGAAGTGCGGACGAACGTCATCCAGAGAAATCTTCGCCTTGGCCAGTGGGAAGCGGCTGTCGTTTTCCGAAATCCAACCGGAGCGGCGACCGCCGCCACCGGATACGTCGCTTTCCGGGTAATTGCTTGCATCGAAGTGCTGGCTGGCCGTGCGAATCCAGATGTCGGGCTGACCACCGTAGACCTTCTTGAAGAACGCCCCTTGATAGCGTCGTCCCGCCACCGACACACCAGCCCGGGTCTGTCGTGGTCGGCCTGCACGACTGGCTTCGATCGGGTTGATGCCGAACCACAGCTTGCCCTGGCCGTTACTGCTGGCTGGATACGCACGCAACCGCTGCCGCACCGCGGTGACAGCGATGCGTTCCTGCCGACTCACCGCACGGGCAATCTGGGTACGCAGCCAGCGCAAGGTCTTGTTGATGGCTCGACGTTGAGCCGCGGCTAATGCCTTGGGTACCAATGCCGCGAAATCGGTGAAGGCCTTCAGGTCAGACCGATCGGCCTGCAAAGTGATCAAGCCATTGCTGGCTGATTGCTTAACGTAGCTGCCGACACTCATGGCGTCTTCCTCAGTATCAAGGTCACCAGACCGTCACCACCGGGTTCCGGTCTGACGATGGTGTAGTTGCCACCGCCATCCTGCTCAGGCAGATCGACCACAACTTGCTGCCGCTCGCGGACACCCTCGGCATCGCTCACCCGAAGCACCAGGTGCGGTTCACGCAACCCAGTATTGATTCGGCCAAGCTTGGGCTGCAGCCAAGGTGCCGAGAACATGCCCAGGACCTCACGTCCCTCGATCAGCACGGAATCGCCGAGTACGTCGAACACCGTGTCGTCCAGATCTTCGAGGAGCTCGCGAAAGCCCATGCTCAAAGCTCCAGGAGGATCTGTGCCAGAGGTCGGGTGCACAGGTGCAATGGGTTGGACTGGGCTTCACCGGCCATGCCTTTGTTGAACGGCATCGGCTCGATCTTGCTGTAGTACGGCACGCCTTCGGTATTGACCGTCTCCATGTAATCGGCCGGCGCGAACACCGAGATGTACAGGTCCGGTACGCCTTCGGGAATCAGCAGTGCCTTGTCGTCGTGGATGAAAGTCACGCCGGCGATTTTGCCGCGGTAGCGTTCCCAGACGATGCCGCCGAACTCGAAACTTTCCCGGGCATCACCGCGCAGCGCTGCGGCTTGTTGGCTGTTGAGAAAGGTTTCCTTGACCGATTTGTGGACGATCAGTTTGTTCCAGAAATTTTTACCGCAGAGCGCTCGTGAACCGCTACTGGTAATGCTGCCCAGCGCATCTTCCTGCAGATCCAGCGCCTCACCACACTTCACCCGCAGTTCGGTATCGGCACTATTGAGTCCCATGGACATTTTCTTACGCGTCACCCCGAAGGTCTTGTAGATATCCAGCAACACCGTCGATCCATCGGCATCGAGAATCTGCCCATTCAGCGCGCCCATGCGCTGGAATTCGTGGGTGGCATCCAGCTGCCGTCGCGCTTTGGCCAGGCGCTTGTTCACCACGTCCTGCACCGCCTGCAGTTCGGAACGCGTGCCGAAAGCACGGATACCTTGAATCTCATCGGCCTTGATCGCAAAGCGCTGCGGCAAGTGCACGGTGTTGAACGGGATCAGGTTGCGCTTGGTTCCGGCGACCACCAGACCGGAGGTGCCACGCTCACCGGCGGGTACCAGGGCCAGGATGTCACCGTCTTTTTCGATCTGCACGGTCAGGGTGGTGATGCCCTCTTCTTGAAACAGACCGAGGCTGCTGATGCGGCCTGGCAGGTATTCCTGATCGTTGATGGCCGCCGTCAGCGACGAGACCGAAAACGCGTCATCGTTAAAGATTTCAATATCAGCCATGAAGCAATCTCCAGAAAGCAAAAAACCCGCACACGGCGGGCTGGGGAATCAGGGTGGTCGTCTTAGCGGACGATCAACGAGTGAGTAGCCAGTGCCTTTTCGGCAGCAACATCAAGGCCGGTGAGGTGGACTTCGCTGACTTCCGCCAGGCGTACCACGGCGCGACCGCGACGCACCACATCCGACTCGCCGAGCGGACCGAAGAGAATGGCGATCGCGTTTTCACTGCCGTCTTCGGCAGTCGGGTTGTAGGGAGCGAATTCACCAGTCGCACTGACCAGGCCAAGGATCTGCCCCGGCTCCAGCGCCGGACCGGCGGCAACATTGATGGCTTCGCGGGAAATGGTGCCCGCCCCTTCAGACAGGAGAAACTCGCCTGCATGCATCGGCTCTCGTTGGATCGTCATCGTCTTGCTCCTGTCGCAGGTTGGGATTTCGCGATCTGGGCAGCTTGGCGTGCCGACCAGATGGAAGGTTGATCAAGTTGTTTGGCCTGAACTTTGGGCGGTAAGTCTTCGTTCAGCGGCAGGCTGTTATCAATCTCAAAGCCTTT